ACATTATCGCCTTTAGCCAAAAAGTCCATATAGGATTCTGCTTTATCGCCAAATAGAGCAACCTTTAACCATACTGTTTCGCCATCAACCCAGTCATTACCCTTACGCGAACGCGGGGTATGAGCAAGGGGAAATGTTAATAGCGGCAGATTTTTATCTGTAACAAACTTTAATTCGGGGTCTGCACCCAAATTGCCTTTAACTGTTATTTCCATTATTCACCTTCCATGAGTAGGATTACATTACCATCATCTTGTAATAATACAATTTCTCCGCTCGTTCTTACTAACGGCGTGTCGTGGGGTTCTTTCCAAGAAGGAACCATCCAACCTTTTTGTTCAGAAAGTTCAGGATTAGCATGGATACTGTGCGTTGCCATGTTATGGCATGAGTGATGAATCCATATTAAATTGCTTACGCTGTCCTGGCCACCCCTGGACTTTAACTTGCGGTGATGAAGCGCCATAGAGGACTGTGCGGGTCTGCTACAAACTTCACAATACCCGCCAGCCCGTTCTATGACCTTCTCTGCGATTTTTTTGTTAATCGTCTTCTTCCTCAATTTCATAAACATCATCATCGTCAAGGTGAGGAACAACCCGTTCAATGTGTATTGGGAGTATAGGCATTAATACCATTTCCTTTCTTGCCAAAAAGACCACGCTTTGCATGGCGAACCATACCGAGCAGTAATGTATTTTAGGCCAGCCTCAATTTGAACATGAGGGCTTTTGGGTCGGACAGGATATCCGTAATTGACCCAGGTTGAGTTAAGGAACTGGGGTATGCCAAAGGCCGTAGAGGTGGGATTTGCGGCTCTATGATTCCAGGCCGACTCTTTGCCCCACAATTTAGTTAAACAGCCGTATTCAGCCCGCTCGCCCCATATTTTAGCCACTAGAACATAAGCGTAATCCCTGGGTTCTAAGTCTTTATGTTTGACTTTAGGCAATTCAACTACAACCGACTGAGGTTGAGATGGGGTTGGGAATATAAATAGCAGTCCTACCGCTAATGCGGCTACTAAAAGGACTTGCTTGCGTAAGGCCAGGCTTTAGCCTTTCTCCCCTTTCGCACACACTCCGCAGATAGATACCGCGTATGCCCACACGCCACACTTGGCGCATCTGTTTATGTTTCTCTCGTCCATTATTTCCCCTTTCGGTTGGTTATCGGACTAGTTAAGGATACCTTCATTTTCTATGGTCAAGCGCTCGCTCGCTAGGCGGGCAGGATTAATGTATTTATCTACCTCTGTTGCGATTTCGCATATAACCTCATACATAGCCTTGCTATCTCCGTGTTCAGCGACAATAGTCATTGACCAGCCTTTTGAACCTAGCCATGCTTGAACTGTTGGGTCTATCATTTGCTCTTCCAATCGTTAGGTCTAAACTCCCACATCATGTCGTTTAGGGCTTTGTAATCTAAATCTTTACCTGCCCACGCTATTCGGTCAGGGGTGCGTTGTCCAGCCAAACCGCAGTCCTCAATAAAATCTTTGTATGGTTTTTTGCCTTGATAATCTGCCATAAAATTAACCGCGCCTAGATAAATGCCGTATTCGTTATTTATCCACAATGCGACATTCCAGGTAGCGCGATTTTTCCAGCCTTCGTATTCGCTCATGGGAACATCACATCTAAACAGAATTGCGACATCTGCTCAACTGGCACTTTGCATTGGTCAGGGGTTGTAGCGTCAAATGCCCACCACAATACAAGCGCAATAACAATGCCTACGACTATCTTGCCTCGGCGTGTCAATTTACTCACGGCAAGCCACCACCGCGTTCATGCGCATATTAGAAGCGCACCATTGGCAGATAACAATTCCGTTACCTGTGCCGTCTAAATGTATTTCTAATTGGTTGGCAAAACCGCCCTTACTGCTACATACCCAACACTTCATGACTGCCTCTTTCTGATACTCAGAATTTCAGGGTCATAACCTTGGCTACGCATGGCAACCGCTACCCGACTGGCAACCGCGTCCTTGACAATTACATTTTTCTTACTTTGAGTAGCGTTTAAATCTTTACGAAATATATATCTTGTTTCGTCAAAATCAAACTCCATTGTGACTATCATTTTTGGCATTATGCTAACACCGCCTCAATATCTAATTGAATGTTGCTATCCATACTGCCAATAACTTCTTCTCCAACCTCATCAGCCGTAGCCCATTTGCCTGTCATGTGTTGGCAATAAACATCAGCCGTAATGTTGCCCTTGTCATCAACGGAAACATCTACGCTATCTATCTCGTATTCGCTCATACCATCAGGACCAGTATTGCTGATACTGGCGCTCTCAATAGCGGACTGAATTGCATCTTCTAAATCCTGGAGCGTAATTGCTAATTTGACTTTGACTCGCGCCATGCGTATGCCTTACCTTTCTTGCTTGCTTGGACTGACTCTAATGCTTTGTTAAAGTTATCTACATTAGCCACTTCGTCAGGCGTATCTGCATACATTGATTCGCCACATGCAAATCCATGATATGTTAATAATTCAGTTCCGATATATCGGCTGTATGGAAGATTTACTGAACGGCCACAAAACTCAATGCTGTTGTAATTTCTGTGTCTAACATCTACATAACCTACAACTTTGCCATTTTGTGTTAAAACAATACTGCTTAGGTCTGCTACATCTACTACTGCTTGTTTCACTTTTGCCTTCTTTCGTTTGGGGGCTGTCTGCCCTGTTACTCCGTACCATACGCCCGTTCGTATGCGGTGTCAAGACTATTTCGCAAAGTTTTTATAACTATTTTTGTGAAGTCCGTCACCATACTGGTTCTGCTTTATTAAACTTTTCTTGCGTTGCGCCAACTGTGAAAAACCCGCCGTCTTTAGGCCATAAATAAGGAAGGTCATTTGGCGGTAAATAATGATGAAAATATTGGCCGTAATAAATTGGGTCTTTGCGTAATAAATTACTGCGATGCGATAAATGAAATGGTTGATAACCAAACCACCAAGGCATCTCATATACCGCGCGAGCGTGTTCGCGGAAAATATCTGTAAGTCCATCTTCAAAACCACGCCGTTGCCACTCAGCGCAAATTGATAAACCATACTGTGCTAATGCTGGTATGTGTCCGCGCCACATAACTACGGCAGGGTGATTAACCCAACCTTTACTAATGCCATTGAGCGCGTTAATAATTTGATATGCCTCAACGCGTTGTTTGCCTAAGCGTTTATTGTCTAGGCACAGTGCTGTTTCGTAATACGATGGATATGGTAAAAAAGTTTGCATCACGCCTCCTAGTGATGGTTGTAATCTACTTTTGGTTTTCCGTCCCATAAATACATGTTTGTATATTCACACAATAAAGCAAATTCATCACCTGCGAGATTATGTGTTTTTACCATACGGCGGAACTTAATAGGCTGTCCGTCTTGGCGCTGACTAAAAGTTGATGATTCGCGGTCTGCCCACAATGAATAGTTTTTCCAAGTAGTGCCAGGTTTTACAAAACGACCATCATAAACTCCTGTATCGCCAGGAACATACTCGGTATTTAATTCTGCGACCTCTACAAACCTGCGGGTGCGTTTTAGAACTTTGAAGTAATTAACATTGTTTGCGTCATAACCCCATTGGGCTACAAGAATGTCGCCTACTTCAATGTTGCGGGGTTCTTGTGGTTCAGGTTTTAATATAACTGGCGGTGTATAGTTTTTTAGAAAATCTACAAATGTTATATCAGACATTATTTTGCCTTGCCTTCGTAATCACATGCGACACACATTGGAACATGTATCCACTTAGATACACGACCCCATTTCATAACGCTACTTACATACAACGAGTCTTGGCTTTTGCATTTAGGACAGTCGCCTAATGCTTTGCCGTTAAGTGTAATTTTTGACATTACGCAACCTCTACAATGTCAAAACCATTTATTGACTTGAATGCTACCCAGTTAAATAACTCGTCTGCATTCCAAGCAGTTACATCAACAACTTGTTTGTAGTTGCCTTTGCTTATTTCTATTTTCATTTGCTTTGCCTTCCGTTTGGGGGCTGTTTGCCCTGTTACCCCATAACATACGCCGAAGGATTACGCGTGTCAAGACTATTTTACAAAGTTTTTATAACTATTTTTGTGGCGTTCCTCACACAATTTCTTTCTCTGCTATTTGTATTTTTACTCCTGGAACTAAGCCATAACTTTTCTTTGCGTATATTTCTACAACTTGTCCGTCATCTACATAAGCAATAGCAGTTAAAGCATCTAATACGCCACGAACTAATTTATCTAAATCAGGTGGCACACTTGGAAATTCTCTTTTAACAGTTTTTGGTTTCTGAAATATAAATGACATTGTTATCGTCATTGGTTCTCGCGTGGGTCGAGCGCCCGCTTGCCGAGCGGCGAAGGCAATAGATGACCGCCAAGCCGCGAGCGCCGACCCCTGACTATGAATTATGTGACCATTAATCACTTTCATAGAACCTTGTGGTATCGGTTGTCCTTCTACCCTAATCTCTATCACATAATAATTGTAACTGGCTCAGTAGTAATAGTCGCAGTTGAGTGTCCATCATTATCGGATAAAAATAAATCATAAGTTCCGATTCGGTCAGGACCAACTACGGATTGTAATGTCCAGGTTTTGTTTGCCACAATTACTTGGTCGCCCATTTGTAATAATGACGGGTCGCATTTAACTACCTTAGACATAGCACCCCTTTCGTAATGGTTACTATATTGTAATCCTTACGATTTGACTATGCCACGCAAAATCTCTTTGACGCTCTGAGGCATTGGAACGGCTTTTGCTTTGTGTTCCTCGTTTAAGCGGTCTATCTCTGCTTGGCGCTCGCGCTCCCTGCGGTATCTTTCGGCGGCTTCTGCCTTAGCCTTTGCCGCTTTTTCCTCAAGGGTCAGCGTTCTCTGCGGGTGTGAACTCCTGGACTCTGTTAGGGTCATTTGCGAACCTTTTGACCCCCTCTAGTATCGTGTCTAAGTCTGTCTTTGTGAGGGCTTTTTCAAAAGCAGTTTTCGCGGCAAACTTTCCGACCTTTCTAGGATATAAGTTCCAAAATACATCAAATGACGGGATGGTTATGGGTGGTTCAACAGGATGGTTCTTGGGGCGTTGTTGTCGCCCCGTATCTGGCCTTAGTGTCGCCCCGTTGGTTTGTTGTTGTCGCCCCGTCATGCTGTCGCCTCGTAATCTAGACATGTTAATTGTGTAGCGGTGTGGCCTTCTATCCTCTCTGCAATTAGCCGACCCGCCAGCATGTTTCTCCATGCGTAAATATCCAGCACTTACGAGGGCATTAACACATCGCTGAACAGTCCGTATGGACACGCTTGCTTTTGTGGCTATCGTTGCCTGGCTTGGCCAGGCTTCCGTGCCGTCATCGCTAGCATGGTCAGCAATAACTAAGAGAATCATCTTCTCAGTTGTCGCTAGATTTGTTCTCCAAACCTCTGCCATAACCCGAACGCTCATAACACTCCCATATTCTCTCCCAACCTAGCCCATAAGCCTCTAAATCAAAGCGGGCGCGCCGAAGTTGTGCTGGATATTTTTTTGGTTGAGATACGGAGCGGCGTTCCATACTGGTCATGCCACCCCATACCCCATAATCTTCATACTGAAATGCATACGCTAAGCAGTCTTTCCATATCGGACAGCGAGCGCAAATACTTCTCACCGCGTTTATGTAATCGTAAGCCTTCACGCTTCTTTCTTCTTCTACTGCATAGAACAAATCTGTCTGTGTGCCAAAACACTCGCCTTGTTCCCACTTTACTTCGTCGAACTTGGGCATCCTATCTCTCCGCTCGGGTCGTAATATCCGCAATACTTAGCACAAAACGATACGCGTTCTGTTGGCTCAGGTGCAGGGTCATTGTTTGCGACAATGGCGCGGATATTATCTAACCATGCTATGCCTTCTAAAGCAATAGCCTCGGAGTAATCTTCAACATGCACCCTAATATCTTTCATCTCACCATCTCTAGCGAGTGCGACTAGAGAAACCTGATTTACTTGGTAGCCTTCTTGCGCTAGCAACCAGCCGTAAATATGCACTTGATAAAGTTGAGCGGAACTAGGAAAATATCGCATGTTCCGCACCTTAGTTGTTTTCCAATCCACAACTAGACCCTTATCTTTTATGAATAAATCAATGTTGCCTGTAATCTTTGGGTGGCTTACTCGGTGTTCAATTAAAAAGTTTTCGCCAAATGGGTCTTCCCTCTTAATTGCTTCTTGGATACCTTGATGGATAAAAGTTCCCATAATGGCGGCCAGGACTTCGGTATCAGGATTAGTTGCTGGAGTGCGTTGTAACATGTGCCAAACACGGCGCCTACAACCGCCTACGGCACTTGGACCAACATCAACCTGTTTAGACCTCTCCCGACCTCCGTCATGGGCTGTAAGAGCCGTAGATAGCATCTTGAATAAATCAACTGTCATTTCTCTCCCCGAATAGTTTTAATAATGTTATCTACTAAATAACCATCATGTAAATTACCGCACCGCTCACATACACAAATAGGCATGTGCGACATACGAACTTCATTAGCAATTTGACTACGCCAATATACTTCCCAACCTTTTTCTGTAATTACAAAAGTGTCGCTCATATAACCTCCATGCTTGTCCGAACGCTTGTTCCAATAGAACGCGCGATATCTACTTGAGTTCTAATTCTTTGGACATTTGCCCTAGCACCGCGAACTAACGCCTCTGCCGAAGCCATACGCAGATGTAATTCTTCATTGTCAATAATTGCTATATCCTCGCGCTCACCTACTGTGTAATTCTTGCCGTTAGGTGCTGAACGCTTTGCCATGCTTAACCGAGATTTGGCTAAAGCAATTTCGTATTGTGCTTTGACGGATAAATAATGGCTCTCCGCCTCTACAAGTTCCGAATGTGATTCATCAACTTCGCGTGATAAATCTTTTAATCTATTTTCTACCATCTGCGGAGTTAGGACAACATTACTCATTGTTTTCCTTTTCGTCTTTGTCTTGAATTATCAAGACTTTAGCGGCATCAGCAGACAAATCCATAATGTCGGGGATAAGATTAAAACCAGCCATCTCTAAAGCAAGCGCCAGTTCTATTGGCGTTTCTTTTAGATATGCGGCTACTGCTTTAATCGCCAACATATTCATGTGAACAGCAACGACAAATCCAGCAGGCGGTTGAAACTTTTTGTTTTTACTCATAAATGACCTCCACAATGACGACATGTTTTTACTTTGCGTTTGGCTGTTGGCCTTGTATATACATGACTAGGCAAAACATAAATTGCGCATTTATCTCGCTTAGTCATAAGGCGGTCAATTAATCCCTCTTTGTGTAAGACGGACAAGACGCCTGACGCTGAACCATGATGCCAACCAGTAGCATCAGATAATTCTTTCCAGGTCATACCCTTAAAGCCATAACCATCTAGTAGTTCTAGGGTAATTTTTTGGCGGTTTAAGGTTGTGCCGTTAGAATCCTGTTCTTTCGCGCGGTCATGGCTTGTATCTGACCCTGACCAACCCGAAGTTCCTGCATAAGGCAGGAGCGGTTGGTTAAGGCTCATGCTGATAGTTCCTTAACCCGCGTGTTAATGCGGTCTTTAAGAGTGGTTTTGCCTACCTTTGCATCTAGGATTTCTCCATGCTCTGTCCAAATGGCTCGCAATACTTCCATGTCGCTAATTGCTGTTACCTGCTCAATTAGGGCTTCGGCGCGGGCTAACTGGTCTGCCGAAAATACCTGTGCTGGTTTCTCTTTGACTGGTATTGGCTTGCGGGGTTCGTTTTGATACCGCTCAACCTTTTCCATTTCTTGACGGCTAGGGCGTTTGCCCTCGCTTGAGAATCCGCAGTTGGCGAGCGCCCTGCCGATAGCAGAGGTTTCTCCATTTTCTAGGGCTGAGGTTCTATTGACGGGGCTTGCCCCTACAATTTCCTCAGCGTAACCAGTCGCAATCGCGTGTATGTCCTCGCGGGTAAAAAAGATTTCTGCCTTTACAATAAACCTACGCTCGTCATGAAATACGAGGTCGGTCAATACACGCCCTTCGGGGTGCTTTTTCCAAAAACGAGCCAGTCTGACTTCAACTGTTTCGTAATCATCCAAGTTGAACTTGGCCATGCTTGCCTTCTTTCTGTTAGGGGGCTATCGCCCGTTGGGTCGTACTGTGCCTTATAAATTACATAATGTCCAGGATATTGCTCGGCGTGGCGCGTTTTTTGCTCTGTAATTAGTGGCAGAATCAGGGTATGGATAAACCTAAACAATTTGAGTTCCCGCCAACCGCTAGGGTTATTTTGAGCCTTCATCAGTTGTATGTTGAAATTGAACATGAGGCTGTTTATCCTGACCAAATCACGGATATGTCTAGTCGCGCATACGAATTATTTATGAACGCTCTACGAGGGGCTAAAGAAGCGGGTATGGACATCCGCAAGACTCCTGACTATGAGTTTGATGAGGAAGAAGAAGAATAAATCTGCCCGCAAGTTCCGCAGACCAAATCGTATTCGTGAGTAGCCGTTAATCGGCGGTATGAACTAGAGAATCTAAATCCGCTCATAATGTGGCAGTCGCCACCGCAAGCGCATTTCATAAATCACCCATTTCAGCATTGACAGAACGCTGTAAAGCCATGTCGTTGTGTCGCCAAAAAGGGTCGCTACGAAATCCGCGAGCGGCAAATGCGTCTAAACATGGCTCACAGATAGGGCGTGAGTCTTGAGTATCGGCAAGAACTTTCTCTCCGCAGTCGTGGCATTTTTTCCAACGCTTCATTAAATAGTTCTCCAAGGGGCATTAGGGTTTGGAATATATCGTTTAAGAATTTCAGGCTTGCCTCTGTATCCACAAAAATCGCAATACAAAGTTATGAGGTCGCGGTCCTCTAGTGGGTGTATTAGCCATTGAGAACGCTTACCGCACTTGCATTCAATGTTATCTAGGTTTTGATATTTTTTGCCGTTAATTACATACATTATTTTGCCTTTCGTTTGGGGGCTTGTTGCCCGATAGTCCAAACCTACGGCATACGCTTGCGCGTGTCAAGAACTTTTACAAAGTTTTTATAACTTTTTTTGTGGCGTTGCTCACAATGTTAATCAAGCCATATTTTATATGCGGCTGTAACGCGACCTTTTTCGGGGTCAATAAAATGAAGTCTTTGTGATGGCGTTGCGCTCGCCGCTAACATCACTCCTGCGTATCGGTTATCGCTTTCGGTGCTACCTGTTTGATACACGCTACCTAATCCATTAGCCATAGCCCACTCTGCGTGAGTGTGATAATGACCAATATAAACATCTCTAAACTCCCAGGGATATGAGCCTGAACGCCAGCGATTTACATGTTGGACAATAGCGCCAGGACTTGCGAATCCATTACGGCCTACTTCATCACCATGAATTAACAATGCGCGATAGTTTCCTATCTCTATTCTTTGTATATCCTCAGGGCATTCGTGCCAGGTTAATCGTTTCTCTTTTGATAATAACTGGCGCGCTAATTCATAACACATGCGGTCAAAGTTATCTGAACGCGGAACGGCATCACGCTTGCTACCTATACGGCCATGGTTGCCCCACTCAGCCCATACTGTAACTTTTTCATAGTTAGACAGGGCATACTTCACAACATCCACGCACAGCCTAGATACATTGACATATTGCTCAAAGAGCGTGGAATCTATCTCAAATGCCTGGGTCGGGAAATTAAATAAACCCTCAACCATGTCGCCGCCAAACATAATTACACAATGCTTTACGGCGTGGTCAGCCCTTTGTATATCTGTAATTCTTACTGCTTTTTGCGCAAACTCCATTACGCGCTTTCTCATAATTTCGCTGTTATAACTGGTAGTTCGTTTAGCGCCTTGCCAGTCCGTCATGTGCCATAACGCAACCTCAGGTTTCGTTTTGCTACCTTTTGCTACCTCAGGGATAGCGGTCTGCGACAAAGGTCCAAGAGATAACATTGCGTCAAAAGCGGCTTGATGAGTTGCGGCAACTAGTTCCTCGTTGCGTTCTTTGGCTTTCTTTAATTGTTTTTGTAGTCGGACAAACGCATTTTGTAATTCCCTAATGTTCTCTGATTTTAATTCATCAGGTTCGTTATCAAATGCGTCTTTAAGTGTCATCTATTTATTATTTCTATCGCGTGTTTTATGTATCCCAATTTATCAACCCATGAATCGTAATGTTCAGGATTATTAAATGCGCGCACAGTTTTTAATGCGTCCATCATTAACGCTACTTGGTGCGGCTCAATAGGTTCTATATCTAAAAGAGCGCCCCAAATCATTCCTATACGCTCAAAATTATAAAGAGCATCTCCGTATTCGGATTTTCTTTGGTCTAGGATTTCTTCGAGCGTGGGCTTTGCGGGCAACGGCATATTCCTTTCTTATGTTCCATGATGGATATTTCTGCTATGCGATACCCCTCTGCCCTTAATGCTTTAGCGATAGTTATATTGGGGAATTTTTTTTCTAATGCTTCTTCTAATGTTGCTCTATCCTCAGGCGACAATTTATTTATAAGTCTTTGGAATGGGCAATAAATAGTGGTTTCTACAACATACTTATCTAACGACTGTTTCAACGCCATGAGAAAAGCCTATCGCAAAGAGTCAAGAAAAGAAAGAACCCCGCCGTAGCGGGGTCTTTCGGCGTGTCGCAATTACTTTTTCTTTTTGTCTTTCTTAGCCAGTTTATCTAGTTCTACATCAACCCAGTCGGCTACGCGGCCAAAAGCAGGGTCATTTTTATCTATACCGCGAATTGCTGGACCCACAATAGCGGCGGCGGTTGCCAATGCTAGTGCTTTAAGGTCTGTGATTCCGCCTAGATATAAGGCTAAAGCGGTAAGCGCAAAATGGCGAAGCGCTGATTTAACGATTTCAATATGTTGCGTTTTCATTTTTCTCCTTTATTGGGCGGGCTACTGCCAATACATACTTGTATGGCCGTTTCTTTTTATAGACCC